GTCAACTTTCATCGAACATTAAATGATCAACGAAAATTTATCTAAACGAGAAAAAAGTTGGAAAATTCCCAACCAGCTAGTAGATTTGGTTGTAAAAGCTCTCAGTGATCTCTCCGCGAAGGACGTCGAAGCGGCGTTAAGCGGTAAAATACCGGCATGTGATAATGCAACACATGTGACTGAAAGAGACAACAAACCTTTCAATGATCAAAAGATCCTGCGGACGGCCGTTCAATGGTCTGCCGATGCATGGAATGCGATTTATTCAGCATTCTCCGCAAGATCTGTTCCTAAGTACGGGGCAACTGACTCGCCCTGTAAATCATTCCTAATTCGAACAACAATACTGGCACTCTCGCCCAATGAGGGGCAAGCGATCTTTCAAAGAGCGATCGCTTTCCTCAAAGAGACTAGTTGTTACCTGTTTGCTAAGATCTCTCAGCAGGAAGACTGTGGAACGGTTTCCGACCCGATCAGAAATGGTCAGGGGGAGCCGCTCTACGGAATTCTCGCGGGGGGGTGGATCTATAGGCGAAGCCGTTTTCTAATGGCTCGTAGTTCGAATAAGAGTGAGTTGTATAGGAAAACCAAGATCGGTTTGGACGTACTATTTCATAAATTAGTAACTCCAACAGCACCAGAAGAGATGGTTCGGCAGACCTTAAAGAAACATAAGGCCGGACTAACCTCCCTCCATCCAACCTCCCCGGAGCAGAATGAACTGAAGTCGGAGGTCATTTCCAACATAAACAGCATAATTAAATGCGTATTTGATGGAGAGACATTCGATTTCAGGGACATAGTACCTAGTACTAATGCCTCTTTTAGCTCAAGTCGAGAGTTGGGTGGTGCTTTTGGTGAAATGATACGTGGTTTTCTTAAGCAACATAAGGGACAGCAGGCGCAACCCAGCCTGCTTCAAGGGGACGATGGGACAGGTTCGTGTGACGATCATCAGTCTAGTTTCATTACTCGACTTTCATGTTTTGATCGTAACGAGACCCTCCTGGCGCAGTTCCAAAAACAAGTGGATAAGAGAGTGATTGAACAAATTTACTCTCCAGATCCCAGCGTCAACGCTGAACCACTTGGAATATTGGAGCCCTACAAGGTCAGGGTAGTCACTAAGGGAGACGCAGCTTTTTATTATAGATCAATGGAGCTTCAAAAGTTTCTTTGGTCAACAGTTAAGAAGCACCGCGCCTTCAAGTTTATAGGGGAACCGATTTCGGATGAGGAGTTTTCTAAGATCTTTAGTACTCCTTGTTTGGATTTTGAAACCTTTGTATCGGGCGACTACCAGAGTGCGACAGATAATCTTGATCCTAAACTGTCGACTTTTATATGGATATCTATATGCCAACATGTTCGTTGCGATCCGGCTCCAGAAGTTTTCTTTGGACCTGACGAAATTTCAAGTATTCGTCAGCTTCTGAAGGACATTTCTGTTTTTATTAAACCGGGAGACGAGCATATAATATCTGATCTTGGACCTCTGTTCGATGAGTACGAAAGTGGGGAGAGAGAGCGATCTCGTGTAGAGCCTTTGATAGGACCCGTTGGTCCGAGAGTCGTGAGACCGTCGAAGATTCCACTCATCCTCACTAAATGGTGCTTGATAGGATACTTATCCCTAGTCCGTCATCGGTTGTTCTATAGACTAGATACGGGAGACTACGAGGGATTCGAACAGAGATGGGGGCAGCTGATGGGCTCTCCGGTCAGCTTTCCGATACTGTGCCTGGCAAACTTCATAACGGCATTTACGGTGATCAAACGCCGTCATGCTCAGCTAACGCCATTTATTTTTCTTAACCTCTACGACATCATTGTTAATGGTGACGATATTGCTTTCCGAATAGAAAGGGAGCTCTATCCGACTTGGATAAAATTTGTAGGAGCTGTAGGCTTCGCGATCTCGCGGGGCAAGAACTACGAGAGCCAGAATTTTATCATCGTTAATAGTGAATATAGAAGACCGATTAAAGACTGTAAGACCATTCTAGAAGCAAAACTAGATCGAAGTGTTTTGCTTAAGATGCAGATTCCTTTAATCAGATCCATTCTCTTGGATGAGCTTAATGTCGCAGAGAGTAATCAATCGAGGAAGACAATTCGATACTTCCTGAGTGCTGTGTACGGTGCGGGAGGACTAGGTCAAAGGCATAAATTACCGCCTTTAGAGTCTAGCCAGCGCCACGAGCTGGCAACAAAATTTTGGGAGGGCTGTCTGATGGAAAAGACAGCTCTTAAGGAGTTGATTGTGAAGTTGGATCATCTAGAAATGGATGATGCAATTTTAAGTCTTCACCTTGAAATCCTGAAAACATTTTGTGGTAACCATAGAATACGTACATGGGTAAGGCAAATGCAAAGAGAAATCACTATGCGGGATCACTCATACCAGGATATCCAAACCTGGGGTGGGTCAAACACGGTTGTTGATTTTGCATCAATACTTTACAGGGAACGATTGAAATTATGGCGTGTTCAGAGAGGGCTGAACCATAGTAAGACACAGGAGGACATATTTGAGCAATGCAGTCTGGAAGGGGAGGTCTTCGTGCCTTCCCTTCCCGAATGCTGGTCGGATTTCTTACATCCATGTTCAGATGCGGATCCGGAGGTCTTTTGGTCGTTACCAGGGAGTAGGTTTATGTGGAAAAAGGTTCCCTATGTCAACCTTTCTATTCTCTGGAATTATGTGAAGAAGGGTCCCGAGGCTGGCACCTTCCGTCTGTCCACCCGTAGGGCCAAGTGGTGGGAGATGGGCGATTTGCACCGAGCTCTGATCGAGGGGTTTGGTCGTCGTGTTAAGTCCCTCCTGACAGAAAGGTTCTTAGTCAGGTGGGAGGAGGAAATAAAGAACATTCCTCCAGGTGTCAGTCTATTCCTCCCGAAGTCTTGTGGGGGGGTTGGACTTGTTCCTGTTGACGATCGTTGTATAAGAAGCATCCATCAAGGGAATCTCTCTTGGGCCGGGGCATTCAGATGCCTTGATCCGGAGAAGAGGTTTCGTTTTTGGGCTACACCCTCATTTGGGCCTTCCAACATTATTGCTAGGAAGATGAGGGACGTGGGGTCTTTCCTTGAGGAAACTTTCGGTGGCGCAGTTGCTACTGAGGTCAATCGGGGAACTCCTAGTTGGGCAGAGGTCTCGAAGGGCACTGTTCCGGGTGGGCTTATCTTGGAGGAAACTCTAAGGTGGGCAGTTTCCCATCCACGGTCTTACAGATTTAAATCTGTACGGTCGAGTCTTGAACAGGCGTCCGATTTTTGCCTGCTAGAGGGGTCTTCCCTTGGTCGGAAGAAAGATTTTGTTTCGTGGTTCTGTAAGTGGGCGCCTCCAGGCCTTGTGTCACGCTTACAGAGCAAAGGAGTACAGATTAACCTTTGCAGTTTAACAGAGTATGAATTTCAAGAAAGAGCCATGAAATTCAATCAGAAAGTCTCCAAGTCAGTCTTTGAGCATCGGATGGAGCCTATGTCGTTGGACAAGGCCCTATCTTGTGAAGAGGACTGTAGCTTTGAACCTCCTTGGAGAGCTGTAAAACTACCCGTGCAACGGAGCTTGCTTAGATCATGAGTGAGCACAGAGCTAGACTACACTCGGTACCGTTGAGGCCAGTACAATAAATAAGTACGTCAGTCCGGAGAAACACCGGGCGTCCTCGTATTCTAATTTGATCATAGATTAGAAAATGATTCGGACCCGAAGTCGGGGTGATCCTGAATGAAAAGGGATCTCTCTGGCTGGGGAAGCGTAGAGTCGACGTACAGCGGCAGCGAGTGGGGGGTCGGGACCGGGCCAAGGTCC